ATATTGATGCTGCAGAAGAATTAATTTCTAAATTAACAGGACAAAGATTTTATAAAGTTGATAATAAAGCTTTAACAACTAATCTCTTTTTCAAAATGAAAGATTTTATAGATGATTCTAAAGAGATTAAACAAATCGTAACTGGAAAAGCAGCTACTCCAGAAGATCAAATGAGTGAGTTACTTAAAGCTAATAGAGTATATTATAGAAGCTATACAAAACTTGCCAAAGCTATTAAAGCAGCCCGTGTTTTTAATGTTGACGAACAAGAAATTAGAAAACTTGTTAATGATCGATTAGGTCAAGCCGGTCTTAATTCTGATCAACGAGACTTTTTATTAAGCTCAACAAGTTCGTTTCAAGGTTTAAGATTAACTGAAAATCAAATCAAAAAAGCCCAAGCTCTTGATCCTACTTTTAAAGAAAAATATCAAACATTAAATACAAGGTTAAGTTATCTACCCACATATGATTTAGAATATGAATTACCAGAAGAAAGACAAGAAGCTCAAAAAGAAGCAGTAGAAACTTTACAAGGTAGACGTAACTTCGTAGATGGAGCAGCAGTATCAAAAGACTATCCAGTTCCTTTTGCTTCTGAAGTGCCGGCTGAAAGAGAGGATGTTATGAGTAATCAAAGTTATGAAACTCAAGCAAATGCAGAGCCTATAAATCCTTTTACTGGTAAGCCATATACAGCTATTTATAAACGATGAAATACAACGACTACTTAGAACACCTTGAACTTAGAGAAGGTAACGTAGAATATGTTTATCTTGACAGTCTTGGCAAGCCTACATGCGGTGTAGGGCACTTGTTGACTGAAGATGAATGTAGTCTTTATTATATAGATCAAGTTGTTGATAAAGAAATTAGAGATCAATGGTTACAAGAAGATGCTGCAAAGGCATGGGAAGCTGCTGCTCAACAAATAGAAGATTTAGGTATTGAACAAGCAGAGTTTATTATAGTATTAGGGTCGGTTAATTTTCAATTAGGCACACGATGGATGGATAAGTTTCCTTCAGCTTACAAAGCTTTGAAGAATAAAGACTATGATGAAGCTATCCGACAAGTCTCTACAGGGTCTGGTAAAGATGGTCAATCTAAATGGAAAGAACAAACACCAGTAAGGGTTGAAGATTTTGTAACAGCTATTGACAAACTAAGATAAGGATGCTATAATGATATTGTACTTAGAGGACCAACTCGAAGGATGCTACAGGCAATACTGCCTACATCAAGTCAAACAAGATATGCCTTTTATGTCTCTAGATGATTTTAGAAACATGTTTGAGGATATGATGGAAGTAATATATAAGGACGAAGAATGAAAGATATGTTAAAAAGTTTAGTAGGAGCAGTAGCACCTACAATAGGTACTGCATTAGGCGGTCCTATGGGTGGTATGGCTGCTAATATGATAGCAGATGTACTTGGAGTACCAAATACACCAAAGGCTATTGAGAAAGCAGTAGCAGAAGCTACACCGGAACAAATGCTTGAACTTAAAAAGGCTGAACAAGAGTTTGAACTTCAGATGAAAGAGCTTGATGTAGATGTATTTAAGCTTGAGACAGCAGACATACAGGATGCTAGAGGCAAGTTTAGTAAAGACTGGACAGCACGTATTATGGGTGTGGCTGTCGTAGGTGGGTTTATGGGCTACATATTTTTAGTCACCATTCAGCCCCCCGAGCAAAACTCAGAGGCTCTAATCAATTTGGTTCTCGGATACCTAGGTGGTTTAGCTAGTGCAGTAATTAGCTTTTACTTTGGGGCATCACATAAACAAGATTAATGAAACAGAAATTAAAAGACGTTATCGAGGACGGACGGTGGAATTGGTTCGGACTCGCAGACGAAGAAGAAGACTCTCAAGATAATTGTTATAAAGGATTATTTTGGGATTTAGAAACCAGAGAATTCCTTAGATGGAATCAATTTAAACAGGAGTGTAAATCAACTGAAAGCAGTGACCAATAGTGTCTGCGTTGTATGTATTGTTGGTTGGACATATGTAGTAGTTTCGGGATACTACTACTTCTTCTAACCACTACTAAAACTAAAGAAGGATTTTAAAGAACGCTATTGTTAGCTTCACAGGGAAGTTGCACCTCAAAATATGGAACAAGCAATTCAATTTATTAATGAAGTTGGTTTTCCAATTGCTGCTGCTTTAGGATTAGGTTTCTTTATTTGGAAACTTATAAATAGAATTATTGATGGTATGGAAACTAAGTTAGATGTACTGGATGACAAAGTAGCTGACCAAATAGAACAAATGGAATTACGATTAGGTACTAAGTTAGATTCACAACACGGTATCTTAGTAGCTCTTATAGATAGAGTACGTAGTTTAGACAATGAAATTATAAGACAAGATACCTTGATTAAAACTATACTAGGAGTACCTCAACTTATTGATAGTAATAAGATTGCTAAAGCAGATAGAGATGACCAAAGAAAAGATTAAAGTTGAAGACATACATCCATTAACACAAGTAGCGGTTATGTCGGTATTACAGATATTAGCTTTAAGTGTAATGGGGCTTTCAATGTTGTTTATTAATACGTTGGCTGCAGATCAATTAGTTCACAAGTTTAAGAACCCTAGTTTTTCAGGTAACAACACAAGCTCTCATTACCTTACAATAGAAAACCAAGAGTTCAATAGAAAAGAAGCAATCAAAGCAGAAATAGAAGCTTACCAAGATGAGCTTGCAAGAGAAGCAAAGAACACAACACTTGCCAGATTTATTAGAAACTTAGAATCCCGTATCTATGCACAATTATCTAGGCAGTTAGTAGAAAATTTATTTGGAGAGAATCCTTCAGACTCAGGACAAGTAGAACTCGAAGGTAACATAATTGAATATGAATCAGACGGGGAATATATCACACTAAAAATAACGGATGCAGAAGGGAATGAAACAATTATCACTTTGCCTATTGGGTCTTTTACTTTCTAGTTGTGCACTAAAGTATGATTCATTATTAACTACAGGTGGTATACCTAACATAGTTATACAAGAATCATCTGTATTAGATTTACAGTCAAAAGAATTAAAAGATTTACCGGCAGCTATAAATAAACCAACGATTGCTGTTTACCCTAATAGCTTTAAAGACTTGACAGGGCAACGTAAGAGTAACAGTGAGTTTGCTTTATTTAGTACAGCTATTACACAAGCACCTGAAGCATTTTTAATCAGGGCTTTTAAGCATGCTGCTAATGGTGAGTTCTTTAAAGTTGTAGAACGAGTAGGACTGGATGATCTTACCAAAGAAAGACAACTTATAAGAACAACAAGAAAAGAATTCAAAGAGGATAATAAATTAAAACCATTACTCTTTGCAGGTTTGTTAGTACAAGGTGGAGTAATTAGTTACGATACAAATCTAAGTAGTGGTGGATTAGGTGCAAGATATTTAGGCATAGGTACGAGTAAACAGTACCGAGAAGATACAGTAAGTATCTCCCTACGATTGGTTTCTGTAAGCACAGGTGAAGTACTCATAGAGGTATTAGTCTCTAAAAGTATATTATCTGTGGGGTTGTCGCAAGATATATTTAGGTTCATAGAACTTGGAACAGAACTTGTTGAAGTAGAGGGTGGGTTTACAGAAAACGAATCTGTATCTATAGCTTTGCAAAGAGCAGTAGAAACAGGTGTTTTAAATATAATAAAAATAGGCATAGATAGAGGATATTGGGAATATGAAGAAGATAGCATTGAGCTTATTGATTGTGGCGAGTGCATTGGCATTCGGGGCTGATAACGAAATATACGTTGACCAGTCCGGAGCGACAGCCAATATAGATTTAGAGCAGTTAGGTTCAGGTAACATCATTGGCGGTACTGATGCAGTTGCAGGAACAATGACTCCGTTAGATTTAGATGGTAGTAGTCTGACACTAGACGTAAATCAAATAGGCGATTCAAATAAATTTTTAGGAGATATTCTGGCTGATAGTTTGACAGGGTTCTTTGAGTTTGATGGAGATAGTAACACGTTTAATATACAAGTTGATCCAACAAATACTTATGGAGCAGATAGTTCAAACTTAAATGTAGATGTAACAGGTACAAGTAACACGTTTACTTTAGACTTAGCAACTGTAGCTATGGCAAGTACAACTGATCTTGATTGGATTATACAAGGAGATAGTAACACACTAGACTTTGATATTGATTATGATTCAGGTACAAGCTATATAGATATAGATGGTAACTCTAATAGCGTAACTTTCGATGGTGATGGTTATGCCGGAGGATACTTCTACTTAGATCAAACAGGTAATTCAAGAACATTTAACGTAGATCAACAGAGTACATTAGATAATGATTGGCTTAGAATCAATTCGACAGGCAGTAATGGAACGGTCTGTGTGGTTCAGTCTGATGGTGGCTTGTCCACTTCTTGCTGATATAGGAAGCATCACAGAATTAGAAGGTTCGGGTAGAGTTGTAAGAGATGATGCTTACAATGCTACCCTTGCTTTTGATATAGACAGTTACGATAATGTACAAACGTCTAATGGACGATTAGGCATTACATTTCTAGATGATAGTCGTGTAAGGTTGACTGAACATTCTCAGTTAATCATAGACGAATACATTTACGATCCAGACCCATCTAAATCTAAGATGGCTCTACAATTTGCTAGTGGCACAATACGATTTGTTACTAGTAGTCTTGGTAAGATTAATAAAGAAAATATTAATCTCTCAACACCAACAGCAAACATTGCAATTCGTGGTACAGACTTTACATGTACGGTAGACGAACTTGGCAGGTCTTTAATAATACTTTTACCTGATGAAGAAGGGTTATCTAGTGGTGAGATACTTGTATCTACAGCCACAGGTACTGTTGTGCTTAACAAACCTTTCCAAGCAACAAGCGTATCAGTCTTTGAAAGTTCGCCAAGTAAGCCAGTCATACTTGATCTTACATTAGACTTAATAGATAACATGCTGATTGTTACACCTCCCAAGGAAGACCCACAGTTTACTCAAGAGGTATCTGCTACATCCTCGTCAAGTTTTTTAGACTTTAATGATTTAGATATAGATTATTTAAATGAAGACTTCTTAGATGCAGAAGCGGAGTTAGAGTTTACAGAATTAGATATAAACTATTTAGATGTAAACTTTCTTGAAGATTTATTAGATGTATTAGATGTTTTAAAAGTAGATGAAGAAGAAGACAAACTAAAAGATGTATCCGGATTCACATTAGTAGGTACACAAATTGGACAAGATGCAGACACACAGATTACAACTATAGTACAAGGACAGACTATTAGTTTACGAAGAAACGTAGAAAGTTCTTTTAGATTAGATACAGGTAGTGACGAAAGTTTTACTTTAATCTTAATACAAGACGGAGTATCTCATACCATCAAAGTAAATGGTGGTGGTTCATCAACAATAAAGATAAGGCAAGGCTCATGATAAAAACATTACAATGGTTAGGACTTACAATACTGCTTGGTATTCCTCTTGTGTTTAATATGCTACCTCTAGAAGTATTGAAGTTAAAAACTTTTGATGCATTAATTCCAGAGCAGTCAGCTTCAGGATTGTTTACAACACTTGACATAACTGAGGAGGATATACAAAGAGAAGGTGGTTATCCTATACCCCGTCAAAGGTTAGCCGAAATACATATGGAGCTATTACATAAAGGAGCGAGAGGAGTAGGCTATGTAATATCTTTTAGTGAGCCTGATAGATTTGGAGGCGATCAAGAGTTTGCAGATGTATTAGGATTATATCCAAGTATCTTATCTATGTTTGAATACAACAATGGAAAGTTTCCAAGAACAGAAGGTACAGTTATATTAGGAGATGATATAGGTGGTTATGAATTATCAGGTGTCGTAGAAAATATAGACTTGTTAAAATCTAAAGCAACTCAAGGGATTGCATCTGCCCCAATAGATGTAGATGGATTAGTAAGAAGATTACCTTTGTTAATGAGAACTCCTGATGGTTGGGTAGCCTCATTTGGTACACAAGTCTTAAAAGTTTTAGCAGGTGCTGATACATATATTATTAAAACAAATCAAAATGGTATTGAAGCTATTCGTACAAAAGGCTTACCACCTATTTCTGTAGATTCACTAGGTCGTAAGTGGATTAGTTGGGTTGATACACCCTCAACAACATTACAAGATATGAATGTAGAAGGTAAGTTTGTGATTGTTGGAGTGACAGCTAATGGTGTTATGCCACAGCTAAGTACACCGGTTGGATTACTAGAACCACATAAAATTCAAGCTGCATTAGCCGAGTCAATCTTGGTCCAAAACAGTCCTTACATACCTGATTACAGTCTTGCTGTAGAGATGCTTATATTTGTACTCTCAGTAGCCTGTATTTGGGTTGTGCTGAACGTATTTGGAATTACCCTTGGACTGGTATTAGCAGGAGTTATTGGAGCTCTAACAGCGTTTTCTGGATACTACTTAATTCAGCGTGGAATCTTGATAGATGTGTCGTGGTCTTTGATCTCACAGTTTGCAACTGCAAGTGTAGCTTTCTATCTAAATTATAGGACACAGTTTAAACTTCGTCAGCAAATTAAGAAACAATTTGAACACTATCTAGACCCTGCTCAAGTAAAAAGATTACAGAATAATCCGGAGCTTTTGAAACTTGGTGGTGAGAAAAAATATTGTACATTTTTATTTACAGATGTAAGAGGATTTACTGCAATGTCAGAGAAACTTGATCCTCAAGATGTAACATATGTCATGAACAAAGCATTAACTGTACAACAACAAGCTGTTCAGAAACATGGTGGAATGGTAGATAAATATATTGGCGATGCAATGATGGCTATCTTCGGAGCACCATTAGACTTGGAAAGACACGAACAGAAAGCAGTAGATTGTGCGTTAGATATTCAAGAAGGAATGATAGAATTAAATGAAGAACTAGGTAGACAGGGCATAGCTCCTATTGCCATTGGTATTGGTATCAATAGCGGTGAAGCTGTAATAGGTAATATGGGTAGTGAATCTAGATTTGATTATACAGCGATTGGGGATGCTGTGAATACTGCAGCTAGAACTGAGTCAGCTTGTAAAGAAGCAGGACATGATCTTCTTATTACTAAGGCGACCACGTCCGAATGTTCAAATACGTTTGAAGTTTTAAAACCTATTCCAGTTAAAGGTAAAACAGAACCATTAAAAATTTATACGTTACTGTAAAGTTGCGTTAAGTGCATCAAGTTCTGATTCAAGTTCGTTGTGTATAGCAAGTATCTTTTGTCTTGCTTCTCGTATAACTGTTTCTACTATTTTTAAATCAGAACCTTTAAATATTTTTTTGGCATCTTTTAAAGGTAAGCCACTTGTTTCCGTAACCAAGCGACCTTTAGTATCAAATAATATATGGAAGGATAATATATTCGCTTCCTGTGCTTTCATTTTATATCTCCGCAAATGAAACTTTGTCTTGCTTGCCTCTTAATCCTGCTTTCATATAGGCAGTTGCTCGCCCCTCAAAAAAGTTTTGGTGCTCAACTCCAAGTACTTCATCTAACCACGGAAGAGGGTTATCTTTCTGATCAAAGTTTGTTTTTAATCCAAGTTGTAATAACCGTCTATCAGCTATGTATCTATTGTATGCATACATATCTTTCTTTGTAAGTCCTTGCATATCACCTAGTTCAAATACTAAGTCAAGAAACTTATCTTCTAATTCCACCATCTCTCTACAAATATTGTAAAGTTCTTTTTTAAAATCATCAGTCCATATATCAAGATTCTCTTGTATAAACTCTCTAAATAATTTAGTCATAGCTTCTACATGTAAAGACTCGTCACGTATAGAATACGTTACAATCTGCCCCATGCCTTTCATCCTGCCAAACCTTGGGAAGTTTAACAAGATTGCAAAGCTACTAAATAATTGTAGACCTTCAGTAAACCCTGAGTAAACTGCTAGTGTTTTTGCAATAGCTTTCTTATCTCTACGTGTCGGTTTAAAGTCTTTTATATAATCATGTTTGTCTGCCATTTCTTCGTAGGCAGCAAAAGCTTTGTACTCTGTTTCCGGCATACCAACTGTATCTAGTAATAAACTGTATGCATGTTGATGTATTGATTCCATGTTAGCAAATGAACACATCATCATTCTTGCTTCAGGTTTCTTGAATATTCTCATATACTTATCGATATAACCTGAACCAACATCTACATCAGACTGTGTAAACAATCTAAATATTTGAGTTAGTAAATTCTTTTCTTCGTCTGTTAGTTCTTGCCAATCCTTTACATCTGTATGTAAGGGCACAGACTCTGGCAACCAATGCATTTGATTCTGTTCAACATACTTGTCAAACATCCAAGGATGATCAAATGGTTTATAATATTCTCTGTTACTTAATAGGCTCATTCCTTTTCTCCACGTGTTGGGCATACTTTTGAAGTAGCCATTTGTTATATTCTGTTATATATTCTTTTTCACTTAATGTTTTTGATCCAAATGAAGAATGTTCATCACAATAATCTAACCACATTCTTCTACAAAAACTATAGAACGTATCTTCCATTAAAATTCTTTAAGTAATAATTCTAGTTTTTCTTGAGCAGTAGCCATCTTCTCTAAAAGTAAATCCATAGACTCTATAATATGAGGGTGTTCAGCAACTCCCATACCTAATGAAAAGTATGTATCAAGTTCTGATTTTGCAATAGCTATTTCTGCTTCATACTTCTTTTGAAGTGCATCAAATCTTCCTTCATACATTGTATCAAATTTATCTTCTTCCATAATTATCCTTCACAACTTAAACATTCTACATCTTCAAGTTTAATTCGTTGTACTTTAACATTTACATTTTCAGCATTACGAGCAGCATCTGATCTAAAATAATATAATGATTTTAATTTATTCATAGCGTACCAATGAACATCATTGACGTACTGTAAGTATTCGTCATGTACTGCTTGAGACTCTGTAGCTTTAGGCATCGTAAAAAATAAATTTACACTTTGACTTTGACATACATAGGCTTGTCTCATATGTGCATGCTCAACTATATAGACTTGATTAATTTCAGTTGCTGTTTTAAATACTTCTTTTTCTTCATCCGAAAGGACATCTACACCTTGCACCGAACCACTAGCTATAGCCATATCTTTCCAGATTTGCTCTCTCGTGTCCATACTCAAGCCTTTTTTCTTGAGAAGTTTCTCTAGATATTTATTCCTAACTTGGTAAGAACCGGATAAAGTTTTGTGCGTATATACGTTAGCACGATATGGTTCAATACTAGGGGAAGTACCGCCACATATAATACTACTACTGGCATTAGGAGCAATAGCCAAAAGATGAGCGTTACGCTTATGGCTACCATGTATGTCAGGAGCTTCGCCACGTTCATGAGCCAATCTTTTAGTCGCATCAATAGATCGTTCCTTGATGTGGGCGAAGGCGACATTATTGATACTAGTAGATCGTAACCCATGGAAAGGTAATCCTTTGCTTTGGAGTAAAGCATGAAAGCCCATCGCTCCAAGACCCACCGACCTTTCCCTATACGCTGAATAAGCAGCTTTAAGTAGTCCTTCTTTTTCTTTTCTAACATATTTTTTAAACCTCTCAAAATTTGCACTATATCCACCAAGTCTACTGGTGTCTACAATAGCTTCAATAAAGTGTTCAAGAACATTATCTAACATAGTAATTAGATCATCTATAAATTGTTCGTTCTTTTTCCACTTGTCAAAGTGTTCTAGATTGACACTTGATAAACAACATACTGCTGTACGTTCTTCGTTTGTAGCTAATACAATTTCAGAACATAGATTACTTTGATTAACTCGTAGTCCTAAATCTTTCTGTTGTTTTGGTAAGTGTTCATTACAGGTATCAATGTTAATCATATAAGGCTCACCTGTCTCTGCCCTTGCGTTTAACATTTGCCACCATAAATCTCTAGCGTTTAGAATCTTAACTGCTTCCCCACTTTTAGGGTCTATCAGTCGCCACTCTTCATCATTCTTTACTGCATCTAAATATTCGTTGGTAAGATTAATTGCATTGTGTATATTTAAACACTTCCTATTTATATCACCACCAGATTCTTTACGCATGTTTATAAACTCTTCTACTTCCGGATGTGATATATCCATATAAGCAGCATACGAACCTCGTCTAGTAACACCTTGATTAAAGGCAAGCATTTGAGAATCTACGACATGCATGAATGGGATTGATCCAGTAGAACGACTATGGTTAGAAGTACCAATACCATTACTTCTAACACTTCCCCAATATCCACCAATGCCTCCACCTGAACTCGCGAGCCAAATGTTTTCATCATAGTGATCAGATAAACCCCTACGACTATCAGGAACATAATTAAGAAAGCAGCTAATAGGTAAGCCACGAGTCGTTCCCCCGTTAGAAAGTATAGGAGTACTAAACATAAACCATAGATCGGAACTGTACTCATAAAGTCTCTGTGCAAGATCGAAGTCAGTTTCGCCTTTATAAGTAGCCCCAAAAACACTAGCCCGTGCAAAAGCTTCTTGAGCATGAGTCTCTTCCTCCCAAAAATATCTATCCTTTAAGGTATCTAAACTAAATTTATCTAATTTCTTTTCTTTATCATAGTCTATTACTATTCCTAAGTAAGGCTTCTTGCCTATCTTATCTTCAATCATTCTCTATTTCCTCTTGATTTAAATGCAAAGCAATCAATGCATAATGAATGATCTTTAGTAAATCCTTTTGAGACTTCCCATCTTTCTTACCATACCTCATTGCATACTTCATTATATTACCAACACAAAATCCTTCACCATGTCCGGCATCTATAATCATATCAGTCGCTTGATACTTTGAATGAGCATAGTGTTGAGTGTATGTGCTATCTATATATTGGTGTACTGCTCTGATATTCAAATTCTCATTAAACTTATAATCCATATTTATTCCTTAATGTATTGTGTCGTCTTCTGTTATTCCTGTCAATCTTCTATTACATTCTAACTTAATTAAGTCTTGCATCTTTTCAATTACTTCTGTTTCAACTTCATTTAATTGATGTCCAGAAAAAATAAAACTACCTATCACCATAATTAATTCACTTAACTCAATGTCTTCTAAGTTCCATGTGATAATAGATTCTTTATAATCAGACACGTTCTAGTTCCTGAACTTTAATCTCTGTGATATCCTTGCCAGTTGATTTAACAATCTTCTTAATGCCTTTCGTAAACCATCGTAAAGTGTACGCAGAAACTCGGAGATGCCGATTAGCATAAATATGAGTTTGATCCGGCAAATATTTTTCCAAGTTATCAATTTGAACTTTATCTTTTTCATCATCAGGTACTACACTCCTTAACCATTCAAGCATTAGATGCTTTGCGTGTCGTCTTATTAGCTTTTCTTTTTTTGAATTCATGTGTAATTTCCTCTACTTTAGGTTCTTTAACTACTTGTGTTAAATAGGAAAGACCCTTCGCATATTTAAATACTCGAAGTCCTTTACCATTGTTTGAATCTTTATGACATTCCACTTTATGCCTACAGAAAAAACATCCTCTAGGTAGTTTCATGTTACCTGATTGTCCGTCAGGGATAGGTTGATAGCAAAGTTCAGGCGGTGCTGTCTTGCGTAAAGATTTCTTGACTGTATTTATTTTACTCTCTATGTTGGGTTTGTCAAGTTCTTCTGGAATATAAAGTGCAAGTTCTCCACTTTCTTTGTTCATTGCCAAGAATCCACCCTCGGAAGTACCATGACCTGCTTCGTATCCGGCAAGTTGAGCGAGGTATCCGAAGGTATCATCTTGAGCTAATGTTCCATCTTTGAATTTCTTAAAGGCATAACCTGATGCAGTCTTAACATCTACTACTTCTCCATCAATAACACAATCCATGTGTCCTTCTATTCCTTTTACTTTTACATTCTTCTGTTCATGCTCTACATTGTGTCCGGCTAGTCTAACTAATAATAAGACTACCTCTTCTAACATATGACCATAAAGAAACTTAACAAAGGTACTAGGGGTAATGGTGTTCTCTTGTGGTGCTGCTTTCATGTCATACCATAGTTGCCTACTAGGTCTACCAATATTTGACATACGTAATGTTCCTTCTGATCTTTCCGTAGGTGTAGACCAATGACGTAAAACTTCTTTCATGTCTTCACCAAACTTATCTATAACTTCGTCAGATAGGTTAAGTGATTTACCCTCGCCAAGTACAGAAAGTTTTTTGTAGATATCATCTACTAATGTATTTAATTTTTTCTTTTTCATTTAAATATATTTTTCGGAATACACTTTGTATTTCGTTTCTTTATTCGCTGCCCTATTCTGAATATTTTTTTGATTTGCAGAAGCTGTAACCCACGTTAAATTAGTTATAGCATAGTCTAATTTATCTTCGTTAATATGATCAACAGTATAAGTTTTATTTGGATATTTATTTTTTATAAAACACATTGCAAATAATCTATGACAATAGATACGTACATATTTATCTTTATTACTAAGTGTATAAGAAGGGTAAACTGATCTACTAAAACTAGCTTTAACAATAAGTCCATTATCATTATTTAATACATAAGGAAAGTCATTACGACCTTTAAACTCAGGTAAACGATGTTGCCCTCCAGTTTTAAAAATTGTATATTTTCCTTTAGGAATAGATTTAATAAACTCTGAAGTTCTATTTAAGTCTTTCAGTCGTTGACCTCCTTCACCAAAAAAAATAAAAGATTCAGAAATATCTTTAGTAGTTTCTTTTACAATTTCATCCGAGTTTTTTGATTCAAAAAAATCAAGTTGTTTAATGTGTTTCACTCCAGTTGTCTCCAATCTTGTATTCTCCATCCATTGGACAGCGAAGATTATAATACTCTCCTGCTTTAATAATACAGTTGACTGCTAACTCTCCTACAAAGTCTGCTAGGTCTTCTCTAACTTCTATCTGCCATTCATCATGGATGTTAGCTACAAACTTTGAATCAAGAGTATTCAGTTTCATAACTGAGTCTAACATAACTAAACCACGTTTCATAACGATAGCTCCTCCACCTTGTAATAAAGTGTTGAGGGCTGCATGCTGTGTACGAATTAAAAGTTTTCTACCATCTAATCCTTTGAGATAATTCTTTCCTGATGCTCTTTGAACTTTATCTCGAAGAGATTTAAATGATGGGTTACTATCAAAAAATTGTTCTCTAAGTCGCTTGCCATCTTTTTGATTTCCTCCAACCACTCTTCCAAGTTTTGCATCTCCTGCTCCGTAGATGAGGGCATAGATGAAAGTTTTTGCCTGATCTCTAGATTCAAGTCCTGCAGCTTTCTGATTAAGGGTGTGTATGTCTCCGTCAATGATTTCATTTATAAACTCCTCGTCTTGCATATAGTGAGCAAGCATTCTTAATTCTAAACTAGAAGCATCAACACCTACTAGTTTATATCCTTCTTCAACAGTCCAACAGGCTCTACATTCAGAACCAAACGGGCTATGAATATTAGGTACTTGTGCCATGTTAGGATTTCTATGACTCATTCTTCCTGTGATAGTACCATTCGGAATAACAAAACCATGCACACGACCATCTTCATCTAAAGCTGATATCCAAGAATCTACTTGTGCTATACGTTTTTGATACAGTAAGTAGTCAGCAATTAATTTTGCTTGTGGAATAGAATCAATACGAGCTAATGTAGTTTCATCTACTATAGGTTGACCGGTAGGAGTAAACTTCTTAGGTTTCCAACCAAACTCAACTAGGTATTCTCCTATTTGTTTTCGTGATCCGAGATTAAAGTCTTGTAACTTTCTTCTGGTAAAAGGGGTGATGTCATTAGTAGGTGAGCGTTCTTCAAATTCTTCAGGGGTAAGTCCTTGCTTTGATAATGTTCCATCTTTTTTTAATTTAGGTTGAACATCTTTAAGATCAACCATCTTAGGTTTAAACACCTTATGTACTTCATCTTCTGCTTTCTGCATGAGTTGACGAAGTTCAGCAAGTAACATGTCAGCATGTTTAGAATCAAACTTAAATCCATTTAGTTCTTGATCTTTAATTACTTTCGCAACTGCTTGTTCTAAAGAAACAGATTCTTTATTAAAGCCTTTACCTTCATTGCGAAGGTGTTGAAAGAGGACAGTATTTAGTTGGACATCACGAACACAATAGTCCATCATCTCCTTTGAATAGTTAAGGTAATCTTCAAACTCTATCTTTCTAAAGCCTAAACGAAAACCCCACTTCTCTAAACTATGTCCTCCTTCTCTAACGGGATTGAATAGTCTTGACATAACTAATGTGTCTACAACTGGTTTGTGAGAAAGTTTTACATTCCCAAACTTCTCAACCATAGGTATATCAAAACCTATAATGTTATGACCTATCAGTTTATCTGCTTGCTCAAGTAAGGCATAGCCTTCCTCTAATTTATCCGGAGGATACTTATATAATGTTCCTGTATCAGGGTCTTGAGCAACAACACAATGTATCTTAGTTGCTTTAAGATCATCTGTCTCTATGTCAAAAACTAAATCCATATTATAACTCTAGTAATTCATCTGCATCATCTTCAAATTGATCTTTAGGAACTTCTCTAAGTCTACCGGTTTCCCTGTCATATAGCAAATGACTGGCTAATCCAACGTCACCGGTATACCTAGATTTTAAAACACGAACTCTGGTTGTGTTTGATTCTTCAAGATCATCAGCCTGTTGATTTCTTTCAAGAGCGATAACACAATCAGACAGTTGAGCGATACTCTGTGAACCTCTTAAGTGTGAAAGAGACACTTCAATACCATTCTCATGTCCTTTGTTTCCATCAACTCTTCTCAAGTGTGAGACTAAGATCAGTCCTGCACCTGTCTCTTCAACTATACTTCTAAGTCTTGTCATGATGTTATCAATAGCTCTACGTTCATCACCTTCGGACAAGGCAGATACTAACATATGTAAGTGATCTACAACGACCCACTTACAGTCACAGGCTACAATCATGAAGCGAATCTTATTAAATATTTCATCAATACTATTCGTTCCAAAATGAGCATGTATCCAGACTCTATTTTTATTTTCTCCGTCATATAGAATGTCAAAGAATTTATCTAATTCTTCTTCGGAAAAGTTTTCTCTTTCTTGATCTATATACAATCGAGCGTTAGCTTCGATAGATAAGATACCATCAACTGTTCTTCTCCAATCTTCTTCAAGGGCAATAACTCCTACGTTATCCGTAGTTTCTTTAATAAGCCAATGTTCTAGTTCTCTAGTCACAGAAGACTTACCAAGTCCTGTACCTCCAGTAAGTGTTACCAACTCTCCGGCACGTAATCCATAAAGCTTGTCGTTTAAACCTTGCCAAGGATAAGCAATACTTTCTTTCTTTTCTCTATCAAAAAAGTCTTGCCTTGATTCAGATACATTGATAACACCACTAGGAGTATAAACTTTTGCTGACCACCAAGCTTCAACAAACTCTTTATGTTTGTTCTGACGAAGCATGTCGTTAGCATCTTTGAATCCACTAGGTAGTGTCATGATCTTAGCTTTACTAGGTTGGAAAAGCATTGCTACTTTTTTAGCAGCTTCCTGTCCTTGCTTATCACTATCAAAACAGATCACAACATTCTCAAAGCTTTCAAGAAATTCTAAACTTTCTTTTACATCTTTGACTGCACCTGATGAACCACGTTTGATGGATACTGCTGCCCACTTACTACCCATTAATTCATAGCAAGCCATTGCATCACATTCACCTTCAACTAGGGTAATTGACTTACCTCCAGTCTGAAAAATCTGTTCGCCAAACAATCCTGTGCCTTCAAAACTACCTTGAACTGAGAAATTTTTATCTCGAACATAGCGTACTTTCGTAGCAGATAGCTCATGTTTGTTGAAATATGGATACAAATGTTGAACGATCTCTCCATTGCTAGAGAGTATAGATTTGACTCCATATTTACGAGCAGTTGCTTCTGAGATTCTTCGATCAGTTAATGCTACGTAGTCTCCACCATTTGGATTGACTGGTGGTTTGTCTTTTTTCTGTGTCACTTCCTCTCCTGTTATCGCTTGATTATAATTTAGAAAATAAGTTTCACAACTAAAACATTTTGCTGAACCATCTTCATTCAATGAGACAGGGTCACTCCCTCCACAAGAAGGGCAAGCTAGTTTGTGTTTTATAAATGGCATATGTATTCCCTCACGTTAATAAAAAAGTGTGTGATTAGGTAAGACATGTTTTCATTTATTATCTTACTTTCTATCTTATTACTGACCTTTGAATTTAATCAAAGACTTACCAGAATCTTATATAAGCTCATGACTAGCCACACTAAAAAGTGTGTAGCTAAGTAGTGCATGGTGGTATAGTTCTTATTTACTTTCAACTTTAACCTCTCTTATGTTTCCACGTACAGGATTTTACAAAAGCTCACTCCCACCTAGCTACACGTGATAGTTTTTTGTGAAGGTCTATCAACCTGCTCCTACTTTTAGATTATACTCACACTCTAGGAACTGGAGAGTTTAGGCACACTAGTCGGAGTCGGTTGACTCAGATAGTTCTTCAACCACTTCGGCATCATCTGCTTCTGTGTCTTGTCCATCATTATTAACTATATCTACAATTCTTCCAGAGAAAAAGTTAATACCTGCTTGAATCTCTTCAAGGTCTAAAGTTGCATCTACTTTTTTTGCATTAAGTCGTTGCAGTCTTCCGAAAACTCCTTGTCCTTCTTCAGGTAAATCTTCTACAAAAATTTGTACACCATCAATAGTTATGAAAGGTCTGTTTTCTGTGTTATTTATTTCGTCATTCATGATTAAAACTCCAAGTCATCATCAATTGGTTGTAATTCACTTCCATCAGAACCGGTGTACTCTACTAAGTCTACTACTTGCACCGCTTGTAGATCAAGACCTTTGAAGTCTCCATAGTTATTAGAAGTTTCCCATTCCCTGTATTGAACATTTACTTTAGAGCCATTGCCTACTGCAACATCCAAGGGTTCTTTATTAGCATCAAGAAGTTTAGGAGCTTGATTAGGAGTTCCGTCTTTTCTTTCTACTTTTCTTTTGATAATGAGTTCCTTCTGTCCATCATTATCTCTAACTCTAAAACCCCTGCTAGTAAAACTATCAGCAGTCTTATCATCAATCAATAGAGTAACAGAGTACTCCCCATATTTATTGGGTGTTTTAACCTGTGCCCAATTTACAGGTACTGTTCCAATTATTGGCATAGTATTTCTCCTTTATTAGAAATCGTTGAGGTTTTATGTGAGTCGTTAGACCTCAAACTAACATCAGTATGTACTGACCTACTATCTAACTGTTGGGGTGTATAGTGAGGGCTACATTCGTTAGTAGTATAACTCATAGGAGGTTAATGTTCCCTCAAATATTGATTGTATATGTACCCTATAAACATTTCTAAATTATGTTCATCTATAAACTTTAAAATAAAATTAGAACCACTTGATCGAAGTTCATGTCCTAGTTTCATTTCATACATATCGTTCATGATATTGTAATCTGAACCTAGTTTCAAGTATTGTTCCCTTGATAATTTAAATTCTGTATTACTTATCTTTTCCATAAGATGTGAATTATATATCATGTGTTTAATTTAGTCAACCCCTTTCTTTAATTAATTTAAAACCTTTTAACAGTTTTCTTTTTTTAAATATCTCACTTGTTCCATCTGCATATCGTACTTCAAGAACTCCTTTGTCTGCATGGAGAGCAGTTACTTGATCTTTAGTTTGCTGCTCCTCATACATTTTATGAGCATCATATTCAGTCATGAATCTCAACTCCATATTCTAAGTCTTCAAAGTCTATCAGTTCTTGTAATCTCTGTTTGACTTCCGACCAAGTAGGATGAAATGTAAATGCTATTGGTTCAATATGAACTACACAGATATTCTCTGCACCTAACCATTCACTAATCCTTTCCAATCCAAAACGTCTGAACTCTTTTTCTTCTGTGTTTTCATCAGTACCTTCAAAGCCTGTGAAGTCTCCATAGAATCCTAAAGGTTTAATGATTCGTATATTATCATGTCCTCCATACTTAAAACTAACAGTTTGATTTTGTTTAACTGCTTCTATTACATCTAATGTAACTTGTGATATATCTACTGTCATTTCTCCTCCTTAATGTAACTATACTTTTCTCTATTCCATTTAAGTCCTAACAACTCTGTTAGTCTCCACCTCAATGTATCTAGATTACGAACATCACTTAACCATATATCTTGACATTCAAATAAGCTACTCAACATGGAGTCTAAATCATTTGTTAGTTTTCTATACTTTTCTAACTCTTCGGGAGTTAGTTCAATAGTTGTTTTAGTTTTTAAATGTTTTACTTTCATTTTCCTTGCCCTCTATATTTTTTGTAGGTCTGTTTAATTCTCTTTGGCATTGTAGAAGTGCCTACATTCCTTCGACCTTGCCAAGTCTTTTTACCCCTTACACCTGTCTTTGATGTGTGGGTTATGTTCTGTGTTGCTTTCCTCATGAGTATATGTTTTTCATACTTTCAACATAACTCATAGCAAATAGATCCCATGATGATTCAGCATACTCTTTGATCTGTGCAATCTCAAGTCCTTCCTCATACCACCTTTCTTCTAGTTCTTGTTGTCTTAAATTACTCATTAGCTTTCCTCCTTATGTTTTACAAACTCACATTCATAATTGTAAGGATGTACTTTTAGAATTTGTACACCTAACTTAGCTTGTGCTTTAGTTCTTGAATGAAAGCTTGAATAAGAACCATATCGCCTGTCAAGTTTTAAAGTTTTAACATCAATCAAAGTTTTCTTACCAGTCTTATCAACTATTACTAAGTCTGCAAAGCCTACACTACTAGCATTTCTAAACACCTCGTAGCCTTGATCAAACAACCAAGATACCGCCTTGTGTTCTGCAATATCTCCTATCCTGCTTCTGTTTATTTTAACTGCCATATTATTTCCTCGTTGCCATTTTTCTATTACGTCTAGTTCTTTTGTGATAGAACCCGTCTT